TGCTGATGCAAAGAGATTCATTCAGTCCACAACAAAAGACTTCTTTGATTTTGTCACTGACAATCCACTGCATCCAGAGATCACATATTACAATGCAGAGCTCCTCAATCAATTCCAAAGTGAATACAGCAGATTTGATGATCTCAATCCACAGAGATTCGCGAACTGGTTGAGTAAGTATGCAGAGTGGAAAGACTATGAAATCGAGAAAGGTAGGAACTCAACCAAAGGGAGATATTTTGAATTGAAACCAATAAAGCAAGAGAAATGACCAAAGAGAACAGAGAGAAGATGAAAGAGATGGAGCTGGAAGCACATCGATTGAAATATCCATCTATCAATCCAGAGTATATCCCACTAACAAACTGGAATGACAACTCAGCGAACAATCTCACCAAGTGCATTATCTTCTGGATCAATGCAACTGGGGGACAAGCTGAGAGGATATCTAACCAGGGACAATATCGGATGGGTAACAAGATCAAGAATCCGAATGGCACAACCACTCAACTCGCTGGTAAATGGACACCAGGACAAGGAACGAAAGGGACAGCAGATATCTCTGCAACCATCCGAGGGAGATCAGTTAAGATTGAGGTCAAGTATGGGAAGGATAGACAGTCAGATGCTCAGAAACAATATCAAGAGGATATTGAGAGAGCTGGAGGAGTTTATATCATTGCCAGGGACATGGATCAATTTCTTGAGTGGTTTGATGCTTTTATTAAAAATAAATAGTATATTTGTAGAAATTAAATACATACGATATGAAATCAAACATTTATTCAAAACTGGCAACAGCGAAAATGAACATCGGCAAGGTTGTCAAAAACTCAAAGAATCCACATTTCAAAAATACCTATGCAGATATCAATGCTCTGCTTGATACGGTTGAGCCAGAGCTCATGGAGGTGGGTTTGTTGTTATTGCAACCGATTGAAGATGGCAAGGTGGTATCCAAGATTATTGATGTAGAGACTGGAGAGAGTATCTCATCATCTCTGGAACTTCCATTGATCACTGATCCACAAAAGGTCATCTCTGCAACCACTTACTATCGGAGAGCAACCATCCAGAGTCTGCTATCTCTCCAGGCTGTGGATGATGATGGGAACACTGCAAGTTCATCCACAAAGTCAAAGCAACCTATCTCAGACGAGAAATTCAAGAGAGCTCTCAAAGCAATCAAGGATGGATCATACACCATCCAACAACTGAGAGAATCATTTCAACTCACAAAAGAACAGGAGGGACAGTTATGACAAAGGATAATTTGATAAATAAATTGACTCTAATAGATACGAGTAATTATAGAATAATGGGTTTGTATAGAAATAATAAATTTGCAAAAGAGCCATTGAGATTCAGAAAACAGTTGTTTGATATTTACAATAAATTATCAATTGATGATATAAAAAGAATCATTCAACTTAAAGAAAGGGAGGGACAATTATGATATTCAGATGCTCATCCCTCGGAAAACTGATGACAAATCCAAGAAGCAAAACAGAGGTATTGTCAGAGACTGCAAAGAGCTATATCAAGCAACTTGCAAAAGAGAATTACTACAAGTATAAAACAACCATAGAGACAAAGCAGATGAGAAAGGGGATTGACTTTGAATATCAATCCATAGAACTTCTCAACACTGTTATGTTGACAAATTTTAAAAAGAATGAAACAAGAGAAACAAGAGGACATCTCACTGGTGAGTGCGATATCATTGCTGGTGATACTATCATTGACATCAAAACTCCCTGGAGTCTGGAGACCTTTCCAGCGTTTGAGGAGGATGCAGAGGACAAAGGATACGAATGGCAACTGAGAGGATATATGCATCTCTATGACAAGCCAAAAGCACAACTCATCTACTGCATGATTGACACTCCGAATGAGCTCCTCAATGAGTGGGACAATCTCTCTATCCACAGAGTCTCTCACATTGAGCCAGAGAAGAGAATCACCATGGTGAGATATGAGAGAGATGAGGATCTGGAAGCTCTGATGATTGAGAGACTTCATCATGCATCAGAACTCTATGCACAATATGTCAACCAACTAAACAACAAATAAGATGACAGCAGTAGAATGGTTAGTAAATTGTATAGAATCTATGGATTGGGGAGAAATTACGACAAGAAAAGAACTCTATGCTAAAGCCAAAGAAATGGAGAAGGAGCAGATTATTAATACATATCTGAAAGATAGAAAGAAAGGAGATTTCGTTAATGCATTGAAACTAATGGATAAAGCAGAAGAATACTACAATGAAAAATTTAAATCAGAATAATATGACAGCAGTAGAATGGCTTGAGCAACAATTGTATTCTGGAGGATGGGAGAAATTAACTCATGAGGAGAAGATGAATATCTGTTGCACAGCAAAACTCAAAGAACGACAGCAGATCATCAATGCTCATGCAATGTCAAGCATTGAATCTGGATTTGAAAACTCAGCATATGACTGGGCGAATACTTACTATAATGAAAAATTTAAAATCAAATAAATATGAGCTACGAAGCAAAAGGAACTCTCCACCACATCGGAGAGACGAGACAAGTGAGTGACACTTTCTCAACTAGGACATTCACCATATGTCAACAAGATGACAAATATCCTCAATTCATCTCATTCGAGTTGATCAAGGATAGAACAGATCTGATTGACTCTTTCAAAGTGGGTGAGGAGATCAATGTATCTTTCAACCTTAGAGGGAGAGAGTGGAATGGTAAATTTTTTAACACAATTCAAGCATGGCGAATCCAGAAAGTAACAGAAGAGGTATCCGATCCATTCTGATAGATCTCAAAGAGGATCAGAACATCAGAGGCTGGATGGTAGAGAAGACAAATCAAATCCTCTCCAGGAGATACAAAGCTATTCACATGGCAGAAGATATGGAGGTCTATCCATCCAAGATCCACAGATTCCTCAAGGGAGAGAATGTCAACAATGAATTCTATGACAAGTGGTTTGAATGGTATTGTAAAAATAGATAACTTTATGGTGTGGAATTTTGGGAAAGAGAAGCATATGACATTGCATACAAAATCACTGGAGGGAATCCCCTATATCGTGACCTGGTCCCACACATCTATCTGCTACTATCAAAACTCGACATCAGAGAAAGTGATCTCCCTCGAGTATTCGCCAGATGGGGATGGAATCAATACACATGGAAAGAGTCCAAATTCAATCAGCTCTATCGAGGATCAATATATCTCTCTGAGGGATATGATAAAATTGATAATTCAATGATGTATCAAGAATCCAAATATCAACAGATCCTGGATGAATTCATGGATGACAATTCAGAGAATGACCAGATTCTATTCTGCAAAGAAATAACAAAGATGCATTTATGTGGGATGACCTATCGAGAGATAAGGTCTCTCACTGGCATCTCCCTGGACACTATTCACAAAGCAATTAAAAAATTCAAAAATGATCTTAACAATTTTGCTTGTCTCAATTGGACTGGCGAGAGCTCTCCAGAGTTTTCCTCTCCCCAACATTAAACCATTCAACTGCCAGAGCTGTTTATCATTCTGGATATCATTGGTGGCACTGGGAGTCTATGACTGGAAGTGGATGCATGTTGCATTCATTACATATTTATTATCTGACTTAATCTTAATATATGAAAATAAGTGACAAACTAGAATCTCAAGTAAAGAGATACATTCACACCAGATCATTCGCTCTGGATATACCAATGAAAAAAGAACTGGAAGAAATCCACAAAGAACATGGATTCGGAAAGGTCAACATCGGATGCTCCACTTGTTTGAGATCTGCAATGCAGAGGATTGCAAAAGTATATCAAGAGATACCAAAGGAGAAACCTAAACTCCACTTTGTAGGCATCAAACAAAAGACAATGAAAGAGCTGAGAGCAGAGGCAAAGGATAGAGGGATAACAGTGCCATTCGGAATCAAGAAAACAGAACTCATTGAACTGCTGAAATGATATACATTCATCCCACTGCTGTGATCTATGACAATGTCACTATCCTTGGAGACAATGTTTATATCGGTGCATTCTGCATCATTGGAGCTCCAGCAGAATCCAAAAAAGTTTGGGGTTATCAAGGTCATGGAGTGACCATCGGAGAGAATGTCATTCTGCATGGTCATTGCACCATTGACTCTGGAGCAACAAGGTCAACATATATCGGTGACAATACTTTCATCATGAAAGCTGTTCACATTGGTCATGATGCAGAGATCCAGAATGGAGTCACAATCTCTCCTCATGCTGTCATTGGAGGATATGTCACAATCGATGAGAGAACGAATCTGGGAATGGGAGCAATCATTCACCAGAGACTATATGTCCCAAAAGATTGCATGATAGGGATGGGAGCTGTCATCACAAAGAAAACAGAACTCAAAGCAAATGGAGTCTATGTCGGAGCTCCAGCGAAGTGGATCAGAGAAAACAACAGAATATGAAAGTCATTGTCATCAGTTGTATGCATGGGAGACAAAAGACAGTCTCAGAATGTATCAAGAGAATGCCATTCATTGACAAGATATACATTGCCTCCAGAGATGAGGATATTGAATTCCTCAAGTCTCAACCAATTCTGGCATATGGACAATACAAAAACAATCCTCTCTCCTGGAAGTGGAATACAGCAATCCAATTGCTCAGAGACGTTGATTTCGATGCTGTTATTCTGCTAGGATCTGATGACTATATCGATGAAAAATATCTCAGATATATTGAAGAAAATATCTCACAATATGATATGATCGGATTCTCTGACATCTACTTTCAAGAGGATGGTCAGATGTACTACTGGAGAGGATATGAGAATCACAGAAAGGGAGAGCCATCTGGAGCTGGTAAAACATATACCAAGAAATTCCTTGAAAAGATAAACTACAATCTCTTTCCATTAGCTCTCAACAAAGGACTGGATTCTCTCTCCTGGAATATAGTCAAAAGGAGGACATCGAATATCCATATCACATCACTCAAGGAGCAGGGTCTCCTCCTGGTTGATATCAAGGATGGTGAGGGACTCACATCACTAAATAAATTTACTAACTTAGAGAATGCGAACAGCTCCACATAATACAATAAACTAATGGCATACTCTGATGAATTCATAAGACATCTGGAGGAACTTGCTTATATCTACATTGAGGAATGTTTGTCTAATAGAAAGGAAATGATTTCTAATAAGGGAGATATTGTCCTTGTTTCTGATAGACATATTCCAACAATAGACTATTTTTTGAGGATCTGGATTCCATTGGTGAGGAAAGAGAAGTCAATTCATAGGGATACATACTACACCTGGTTGAATTCTGATGACAAACTCAAATCCGACACTATCAAAAAGATAGACGATCTCTTCAAAGGTCTGGCAAGGGACATTGTAGCGAATGAGGGCAAGGGGATATTCTACGCAAAGAATGCTCTTGGGATGCATGACAAACAACATCTCGAGCAGAAGAATGTTGATCGCTTTGATTTTGAATGAGCACTGTCAAAGGTTATAAACCACACAATAAACAGAGGGAGATCCATGATTCAATCAATCATGGTCATGAGAAATATTATGCTCTCAACATTGGGAGACAATTCGGAAAAACTCTCCTGGGAATCAATCAACTTCTCTGGTGGGCAATCAATGACAAAGGTTGCAAGATTGCATGGGTGACTCCAGTCTATAAGCAAGGGAAGAAAGTATTCGCAGAGCTCGAGAGAGCTGTGGTCAAATCTGGTTTATTCCAGTTCAATAGATCAGATCTGGTGGTGAGTGGGTTTGGATCAACAATTGAGTTCTTCTCTGGAGAGAGACCAGACAACATCCGAGGGAATACCTTTGATTATATGGTCATTGATGAGATGGCATTCACCAGGTCAGAGCTCTGGGATGAGGTACTCAGTGCCACTGTCATGGTCAAGGGTAAAAAGGTGATATTCATATCCACTCCAAAAGGGAAGAATCATTTCCATCGGATATGTATGCAACACAACTATGATGACAGATATGCATACTTCCACTACTCCTCATATGACAATCCCATGATTGATCCAAGGGAGCTGGATGAGAGGAAGAGATCACTCCCAGATCACATCTTCAAACAAGAGTATCTTGCAGAGTTCATTGACAATGCATCTGGACTATTCAAGAATATCAACTCTCTGAAAGGTAGCTATCAACCAGGGGACAAGGCATATGCTGGTTTGGACATTGGAAGAGCTGATGACTACACTGTGCTGACAATACTCAATGAGGATGGAGAGATGTTCTATCTCAACAGATGGAGACATGACGAGTGGAACAAGATCATTGACAAGGTTGCTGATGCCATCAACAGATTCAAAGCTGTCACTCTCATCGAGGTGAACAACCAGGGTGATGTATTCCATGAGATACTGAGAGACAAGTGCAGAGGGTTGATTGTGCCATTCACAACCACATCAAAAACGAAGCCAGTGATCATTGAGGATCTGGCATTGTCATTCGAGCAATCAGATATCAAGATATTGGATGAGCAATGGTTGATTGATGAGCTTGAAAATTTTACCTATATTTACAGCTCACATTCTAGGTCAGTTCAATACTCAGCTCCAGATGGATTGCATGATGATGGAGTCATGAGTTTGGCACTGGCATGGCATTGTAGGAAGACTCAAAAGAATAAAGGAAAATATCACGTAATTAGAGCATGAAAGAATTCAAAATCAAACTACCTCAAACCATCAGAGACTGTCAACCAGATATGCTGGTCAAGTGGTTGGTATTATCAGAGAGCATCAAGGACATCAACAAGAATGACATTGTCAAGATGTTGGACTTCCAATGTCAGATACTGAGTATCTTCTCAAGGTTGTCAGTGAACAAAATCAAGAAAGGATCAATTGACTCAATCACTGCTCCAGCTCAACACATCATGGAGATGCTGGGTGCATACAAGTATCAAGAGCCATCTGAGTTCATTGAGGTCAAGGGAAAGAGATTCAGATTTGAGAAGAACTTTGCTCATGTCACCACTGGTCAGATCATAGACTTGAAACTCGCTGGAGAGATCACTGAGAATCCATATGCTCCATTGACAATCATGTATGTTGAGGAGGGGATGGAGTATTGTCAAGAGGATGAGAGAGGGAGAGTGCAGAATCCGAATGAGAAGAGGGAGCAACTATTCAGAGAGTACTTTCCTGGAGATGAGTTCTTGAATTTCTTCAATTTTTTTTTGCGAGATTACGAGACCAGGAGAGTCGCTATCTTGGGGATTCAGACAGCGAGGATGATGATGGAGAGGATGAAAGTGGAGCAAGAGTTGAAGATTCAGAGTGGTTCACTTGGACAAAGATCCTCCATCGATTATCAAAAGAGATGGGACAAGATGTGGGAAAGATTGCACAACAGCCATATGTGAAGACATTGTTCTGGATGAATTTCTTCAAGCTGTCAGACGAACAAGAACGCATATTATTAAAACGGAGCAATGGCTGATTTTGACTTTCTTGAAACTGAGTTCGGCATATCTGAGAAAGACATTGCAAAGCCAGAGAGCATCTATGACAAGCTGATCATTGACATTGCAAATCAAGTCACATCAGATCTGAGAGAGTCAACCAGCAAGAAA